GTATCAAACATGGCTATCTTAATGATAACCAAAAGAACACAATCAGGAAGATTACCTGATGGAGGTAGAATGTTACCTTATGCTAAATCAACAAAAGCAAATAGAAAAAAAAGAGGACGGCAAGTAAGTTTTGTAGATTTAACTGATTCGGGTAAAATGTTTAGAAGTTTAGATTTTAGAACAAAAGCATTTAAAAGCACTTTATTTTTTGCAAATAAAGAAAGAGAGAAGATTGCTAGTTTTCACGATAGTTTTGGTGTAGGAAAGAAAAAAGTAAAAAGACCTTTTTTTGCTATTGGTAGAAAAGAAGAAAATAAAATACAAGAAGAGTTTAGTAAATTTTATTTTAGTAAATTAGGAATATGAGTAAAAGAGAAGATATAGCAAACGATATAATAACTAAACTTGATGCTGTAACTAGCCCTATTGAGTTCAAGAAATTAACAAGAGAACCCTTTGAGGTTGAAGAGTTAGCTGATGCACAATTTCCAGCCGCATTTATTCAAGCTGGGGACGAAACTAGAGAACCCTCTGCTATGGGTGCAACAGGCTCAGGTAAGTATAGAGGAACAATAGATTTTCTTATAGTTGCATTTGGCAAAGGTACAGACTCCAATATAGACACAGTTAGAAACCAAATTATTGAAGTAGTTGAAGAAACACTTGATAATGATATAACAAGAAATGGAAATGCGTTAGATACACAAATTATTGAGGCATCATCAGACGAGGGTACTATTTATCCTTATGGTGGAGTCAGAATAACTGTGCGTGTGATGTATGAATTTACAAGGGGGACTGCATAATGGCTATGGATATAGTAATGGTTAAAGGAGACACTAAAGTAAAAATCTCGCCTGACTTCCAAGAGTATTACGAGAAAAGAGGTTTTACAGTTGAGGGTAAAAATAAAAAAATATCTGTTGAAAAAGAAACGCAAAAAGTTATAAAAGAGTTAAAGAAAACAAAGGAGTAATAAATTATGGCGACTCATCATGGCAAGGACGCAGTAGTTCATGTTGGTGGAACTAGCATAGGTCAAGCAACTGGATTTACTGTTGATACGACTCACGATATTGTAGAGGACACAGCATTAGGTTCATCAATGAAATCATTTGTAGTTGGTAGAGGTACATTTACAGCCTCTATTGATATGAATTTTGATGATGACGATACGGCTCAAGGTAATCTAGTACAAGGTTCTAGTTTAAGTTTTGAGTTCATGCCAGAGGGTTCAGGTTCTGGAGAGCAAAAACTATCTGGAACAGGGATTGTAACTGGAATGAGTGTTGGTGTAACTCTTGATGGAGTAACTACTAGAACAGTTTCTATACAAGGTACAGGCGGATTAACTATCGGAACAGTATAATATAATTTATGCCAGACGATAAAAAACCTGATTACTTTGACGGAATACGAAATCATTTTACTGGATTAGAAACACAAACTATTGAAGTTCCTGAGTGGGGATTAGTTGGCGATAAAGCAATTTATTGCAAACCTTTTAACATGATGGAAAAGGCAAAGATATTTAAAGGTGCTACTAATACTGATCTTAATGTTTTAATTGATGTCATAATAGAAAAAGCGTGTAACAAAGACGGAGAAAAAATGTTTAACGCTACTCACATTCTTAGTTTTAAAACAAAAGCAGATACAAACATAATAGCTGATGTCGCCAGTAAAATTATGGGTACTCAAAATGTCGATGTAAACGACAATAAAAAAAACTAAAAAATAATCCTGAATTACACAATATATTTGCTTTAGCTGAAAAACTGCATAAGACTGCATCAGAAATCTTGCAAATGCCTCATGTAGAGTTTAATATGTGGCTTGCTTACTTTGATCTTCAAAGAGAAGAAAGAGAACGGCAAGAACGAATTTTAAAAATGAAAAAATAGATGGCAACAAAAAAAGTAAATATTGATCTAGTAGCAAAAGATAAAACTAGACAAGCCATGCAATCAGCAACCAAAGGCGTTGATGGTGTTAAAAATTCAGTATTAAATTTAAAAAATGCACTTATCGGTTTAGGTGCTGGTGTTGCTATAAAAGGTTTTGTTGATGTAGGTAAATCAGTAGAATCACTTCAAGTCAGATTAAAATTTTTATTTGGTAGTGTTGAAGAGGGTGCAAAAGCGTTTGATGCTATGGCTAAATTTGCTGGTAAAGTGCCTTTTTCACTAGGAGAAATTCAATCAGGTGCGGGTGTACTTGCTGTTGTTAGTAAAGATGCAAACGAACTTTCAAAAGTTTTAGAACTTACTGGTAATGTTGCGGCTGTTACAGGATTAGATTTTAGAACTACGGCAGAGCAAATTCAAAGGTCATTATCAGCTGGTATTTCTAGTGCTGATTTATTTAGAGAAAAAGGTGTTAAATCTATGTTAGGATTTAGTGCTGGTGCAACTGTTTCAGTAGAACAAACAAGAGAGGCGTTATTTAGAGTTTTTGGTAAAGGCGGAGAGTTTGCTGGTGCAACAAGTGATTTAGCTAACACTTTAGAGGGAACTTTGTCCATGATTGGAGATAAGTTCTTTAATTTTCAAAAAACTGTTGCAGAAGAATTTTTCGTTGCTCTTAAAAAAGAGTTTGGTGCATTAGATGAAACACTTGCCGCAAATGAAGAATTAATTACAAGCATAGCACAAAAAGTTGGTAAAGGACTAGCAAATGCAGTAACAGCGTCATCTAACGCTATTAAGTTTTTAAATGATAATGCACAGCTACTAACAGCTACGTTAAAATTTTTTATAGCTTTAAAACTTATTATATTTTTTAGAAACCTAGCGGCATCGATAGACCTTGCAAAAATTTCAATGGTTAGTTTTAACAAAGCAGTTAAAAAAAATTTACTTATTGGTGGATTAGCTTTAGTCATTTCACAATTAGATCTTTTTATTGCTAAAATAAAAGAATTGAGAGGAATAGAGGACATTGAAGATCAACTAAAACCTGGTCTTAAATTAATGACTGTGATTGATGCGTTTGGTAATGAAATTAAAATAGTGGTAAAAGATTTAGAACACGCATCTAATATTATTGATATTGGAATGCTACCACCAATAAAAGAGGCAGAAACAAAATTTCAAAAAATAGTTAGACACATAAAAGAAACAGCAGGAAAACTAGGAGAATTAAATAAAGATGCTTTAGAAAAAGCAAAAGAAAAATTTAAAAATATTGGAGATACAGTAGCAAAAGGTATTAACGAGGGTATAACAAAAACAAGTGAGGCTCTAGCCCGTTCAGTAATATTAGGAGAAAATCTTGCACAAACATTTAAAAAAATGGCACAAGAGTTGGCAGTAAAAGTTTTGAGTGCAATTATAGAAATAGTTGCAAGAAAAGGTGTTGAACTTGCCATAGAAAAATTAATTACAAAAGAAAAACAAAAACAAGCCGCAATAAGCAAAGCCTCTACTTTTTCAAGAGGTTTAAGTTTTATCGGTAGCTTTTTAGGTTTCGCTGATGGTGGACGACCGCCCGTAGGCAGACCATCAATAGTTGGAGAAAGAGGGCCAGAGTTATTTGTACCAGATCAAGCGGGAACAGTTGTACCAAATAATCAACTTGGTATGTCAAAAGCAGTAACAGTTAATTTTAATATTAATACTGTTGATGCAAGAGGTTTTAATGAATTATTAGTTAATAGCAGAGGTGTAATTGTAAACATGATTAATACTGCTGTTAATGAAAAAGGCAAGGCGGCATTGATATGAGTGGTTCTTTACCTGATACAGCGTTTAACGCAATTAATTTTAGATCAAATCAAAAAACTTTATTTAGTGAAACCGACAGTGGCAAAACATTTAGGAGACAAGTACAAGGACAAAGATTTAGTTTTACCTTATCATATCCTACTATGACTAGATCAGATTTTGCCCCGATAATGGCTTTCATAGTTAAACAAAGAAGTAGAAAAGAAGATTTTACAATTACTTTACCAACTACATTTGATAGTCAGGGTAACGAAACAGGCACTTTATTAGTAAATGGTTCGCACTCTGCTGGAGATACAACGATAGCCATTGATGCTTTTGCTGGCGATGGTGCTGGAAGATTAAAAGCGGGAGACCTTTTAAAATTTGCTCACGATAAACTTTATATGGTAGTTTCAGATGTTACCTCATCTAGTAATGCCGCAACTGTAACTATTGAACCACCTTTAAGAACTGCTTTAGCAGATAACAGTTCTGTTACTTATAAATCTATACCAGCAACAGTACATTTAAATAGTGATATGCAAGAGTTTAAAACAAATGCAAACGACAAAGATGGTAATTTACTTTTTGATTTTGAGTTTGACGTTATTGAGAGTTTATAATGGCAAGAGGATTATCAAGTTCGGTAAAAACAGAACTAGCAACTGGGGTCATTGACCCAGTATTATTAGTAGAAATAGAGTTTGGTACACCAGTATATTTAACTAACGCACCTTTTGATATAACATCAAGTGTATCAGGTTCATCAAGAACTTATCTTACAAACGGACATTTAAAAAATATTACTGGTGTAAACGAAACAAACAAACCAACAAAAAACAGTTTACAGCTTACACTTTCTGGAGTCGATCAAACATATATATCAATAGCTTTATCAGAAAACATAATTAACAAAGAGGTTTATATTTACAGAGGTTTTTTAGATGCAAACAATGCTCTTATCTCTGACCCTTTTTTATTATTTTTTGGTACTATTGATGAATATAGAATTTCAGATAATACAGATAGAGCAAATCTAGTTTTAAATTTAACTTCACATTGGGGAAACTTTGAAAAAACAAGTGGTAGAGTAACAACAGACAATTCACAACAAAGATTTTTTAGTGGAGATAAAGGTATGGAGTTTGCGGCTTTATCTGTGAGAGATATAAAATGGGGTAGAGATTGATGACAAGTTTTCATTTCTATGAGGCATCAAATAAAAATATGGACGAAATATTTGAAATATTACATGAGTTTGAAAAAGAAGCACCAGCATTAGATTATCCTCATATACATAGAGCAAAAATGAAACAAACCTTAATGATGTTTTTGCAAAAAGGAAAAATAATTTTAGTAAAAGATTTAGATAAAAACAAAATCGTTGGAATAACTATTTTTATGTTTAATGAATATCTATGGTCTAAAGAGCAACTATTATCAGTTCAAGTAATTTATATATTAAAAGAATATCGATCATTAAATTTATTTAATCAGATTATGGATATAATCAAAAATCAGGCAAAAGGTAGGCATATACATTTAACAATATCGACAAAATTATTAGCAGATAAATTATTAGATAGATACGGCTTTGAAAAAATGGGCGGTTTGTGGAGGTACTCAGATGTGTGACCCTGGTGGATTTATTGATGATGCTACTGAATTTGTAGGAGATGTAATTGATTTTGTAGTTGATCTTACAGTCGATGTAATTAGTTGGTTAAATCCTATTCCTGAAATACCTGATTATGGAGACAATCAACAAGACATAATTGCAAGAGGTGTTTTAGTAAATAAAATTAGTGCAAATGCACATATTCCAATAGTTTATGGAACAAGAAAGGTCGGGGGCAATGTAGTTTTTGTAGAAACCTCAGGGACGGACAACGAGTTTCTATATATGGCCATAATAGTTTCAGAGGGCGAAATAGACGATATTACAAAAATATTTATAAATGATTCGGAGGTTACATTTGATGGAGACTTAGCGGACAACACACAAAGAAGTGTTGCTAGTTCAGATTCAAATTATTTTAAAGCTGACCCAGCTGTTGAAGGTTCAAGTGCTGAAAGTTTAATTACTGTAGAGCCGCATTATGGAACTGATTCGCAAAGTGCATCTACATTATTATCAGGTTTATCATCATGGACGTCAAATCATCGGCTTAGGGGGCTTGCGTATATAGCACTTAAATTTAAATGGAATGCAGATGCTTTTGGTTCTTTACCAAATGTAACAGCAATAGTTAAAGGAAGAAAAGTTTACAATCCAAATCTTGACAGCACAAAAACTGGTGGCTCTGGTTCACATAGACAAAACGATAGCACGACTTGGGAATATTCAGATAACGGCATTTACCAGATGTTAGATTATTTAAGAAACGAAAGATTTGGTATGGGTATTGCAGACAGTTATTTTGACAGTAACTTTGCAGACTGGCAGACGGCTGGCGATGTAGTAGATGCAGACATAACACCTTTTAGTGGTGCAAGCACTATTGATTTATTAGACAGCCACCCAGTAGTAGATACATCAAGAAAGTCTATTGATCTTGTAGCAGATTTTGTAAAAGGCACTCGATCATATCTAAATTTTACGGCTGGAAAATATAAAGTATTAGTTGAAACATCAGGTAGTGCAAGCATAACACTGACAGAGGACAATATAATAGGTGGCATAAATGTGGCAAGTAAAAATAAAAACTCTCGTTACAATCGTGTTATTGTTAATTTTACTAATCCAGACAAATCGTATCAATCAGACACAGCCCAGTTTCCTCCAGTAGATGAAACAGGACTTGCCAGTGCAGATACGCATAGCAATATGAAAACGGCAGATGGGGGCATACTGCTAGAGGGTAAGTTTGATTTTCCTATGATCGTAAATCAGCATCAAGCCCAAGAACTTGCAGAGATTATATTGCGTAGGTCAAGATCAAGCCTAGATGTTTCTTTGAAATGTGACGGAACTGCCTTAGATTTAGCTATTGGGGATATTGTTAATATTACTCATGCCACCCCGTCTTTTTCGGCTAAACCATTCCGTATTCAAGGAATGACTATAAACACAGATCATACAGTCACTTTACAACTTAGTGAGCATCAAGACTCTTACTATGCTTTTGGTACGCAAGTTGCACCCGCTACTATACCAGATACCACTCTGCCAAACCCATTTAGTGTAAGACCTCCAGCTAGTGTAACATTATCAGATACATTGATTGAATATAATGACGGCACTGTCATAGTGGCACTCGATGTAGCTATAGGTGCAACGCCTGATAAATTTATTGATTTTTACCAAGTAGAATACAAACTAAGCACCGATTCTAATTTTATTATTTACGCTCAAGGGTCAGGATTAAACCATAGAGTTTTAAATGTAATTGACCAACAAACTTATGATGTGAGGGTAAAAGCGGTAAATACTACTGGGGTCTCATCTACTTATGTTACTGCACAACGAACAGTAGTAGGTGCTATTGACCCACCATCAGATGTTGAAGATTTATCATGTAACATTACAGGAAACGATGCACATTTAAGTTGGACACAAATTTCAGATTTAGATTTAGCTTTTTATCAAATTAGATTTTCTGATAAAACTGATGGTTCTGGAGATTGGTTGAACTCTGTTAATTTAGTTACAAAGGTATCTCGTCCAGCCACCAGCATTACAGTTCCCGCTAGGGCTGGGACTTATTTAATAAAAGCAGTAGATAAACTTGGTAATTTTAGTTCAAATGCAACAGCTATTGTATCAAATGTAGTAAGTGCAGAAAATTTTAATTCAATTACAACTGTTGATGAACACCCTACTTTTTCTGGCACTAAAACTAATGTGTCAATTTCTGATGATTCTATTATACTTAATTCAAGCGAATTGTTTGATTCTGCATCTGGATTGTTTGATGCTAACACTACAAGATTTTTTGATTCTGGTGTGGCTAATGCAGATTTTTTAGCATCAGGTAATTATGAGTTTGCTAATGTAATTGATATTGGTGCAAAACACACTGTAAGAGTCACAGCATCATTAACACAATCAGCAAGAAACCCAGACGATCTTTTTGACAATAGAAGTGGGTTATTTGATTCTGCAAAATCTAATTTTGATGGAGATACACCAGCGAATTGCGATGCTCATTTAGAAATAGCTACAAGCGATGATAATTCTACTTTTACATCTTTTCAAAATTTTGTAATTGGTAATTATACCGCTAGATTTTTTAAATTTAGGGTAGTATTAACTTCATCTGACTTAGCATCAACACCAGTAGTTTCAGCAGTAACAGTAACAGTAGATATGCCTGATCGAATATTTAGCGGTAATGATATATCTTCAGGTGTAGGCACTAAAACAGTTGGTATTACAATGGAAGATGCAGACACAGGAGATTTCTTTACAGTTTCAAATAAAACTGTTAATAGTTTTGATGTTTTGTTTAAAAATTCAAGTGGCTCAAATATTTCAAGACAATTTGATTTTATTGCAAAGGGCTTTTGAAAGGAGTATAAGATAATATGGCACAAGCAACAGATTTTACAATAGCAAACCAATCTTTTCCAGATTTTAGGACAGATTTAAATACAGTTTTAGGTGCAATAAATTCAAACAACTCAGGCACATCAAGACCATCATCAGCAACTACAGGCACGATCTGGCTGGATACGACCAATGCTGGTTCAAATAGTTTAACTTTAAAATTTTTTGATGGTTCAGACGATATTACTTTAGCTACTATTGATACTTCAGCTAATACAGTCAATTTTATTGACAGTAC